ACGACCATATTCAGGATTCGTTAAGGTATGCCACGCAGGCGCTTAAGCACGCCAAACAACCCCCAATTTCCCGCCAAGGAGGGCAATCATTAAATGGATCAGGCCGCAAGTATGACATCTAGGGAAGCCCCCGTAGATGCAGTCATCGTTGCCGAGATCGAACTTAGCCCCGAAGAAATGATGCGGATTCAAGAGGAAGCGGAAGCCATCGATAACCAACGCCGTCAGCTACTTGACGGGTTGGCTCACTCTATCGAAGAGAAATGGCGACTCGCTTCCTCCGACCGTAACACAAAAGAAGAAGAGTGGCGACGAGGAACACGCCTACTCCTAGGGAACAAGAGTTCGAGTCGCGGTAATACTATCGACTCACACACGCAAGGGGTCAACCGGGTTCGACCGGATCACAACCTTGTGTCAGAAAAGTGCAAGATTGCCGAGGCTCAGATTTGGTCTCAGCAGTTCTCCGGTGGAGATAAGAATTGGGATATCAAACCCAGTCCCCGACCTGACGTAGACCCCGCTCTCGCGGCGAATGCATCCCGAGCCCTTGAGCAAGAAATCTACGATCAACTGAGTGCTACCAAGTACGGACCCAAAGCCCGTCAAGCGATCTCTGACATGGTTCGCCTTGGCACGGGTATCCTTAAAGGTCCGGTCCCCAGCCTTAAGCCCAAGCGTGTGTATCAATCCACGCAAGCGCCTGATGGTTCTCTCGTAGCAATTCCTGTCTATGAGACGATTCCCGCTCCCGAAGTCTACCGTGTTGATCCGTGGATGTTCTATCCGGATACGACGGTCAACGACATTTGTGATGCAGAGTGGGCTATCGAAATCCACCCGATGTCCAAGACGCAGTTCGCCAAGCTGGCTACGTCTGAAGGATTCTTCGACGACGCTATTCGCGATCTGTTGAAGAACGGACCGGATGAGTACAACGCTGAGTTCTTTGCAGACGTACGTGCTCAGACCGACTCGGGTGAGAACTACCTCAAGCACAAGTACGTCGTCATCGAGTACAACGGACCTATCTCCGTTGAGCAAGCCAACGCACTTGGCCTACAACCCACCTACGACAGCCTTGGTAACTCTTACATGGGCGAGGTGTGGGTGTGTAACGGTCGGGTTATCCGCGCTTCTCTGGAGGCCATTGAGGGGGCTTACGAGCTTCCTTACATGGCGTGTGTGTGGGAGAAAGACCCGAACAGTCCGTTTGGGTTTGGTCTTCCCATCGAGATGGAGGATGCCCAGCGTATCCACACGTCTACCTTGCACATGATTCTTGATAATGCAAGTATCTCGTCAGGTCCGATCATCATTGTCAACAAGGACTACGTTGAGCCGCAAGGTGGCGACTGGACCCTTCGTCCGCACATGATCCTTAACGTGACGGACTCGACCTTGCAAGATGTGTCGCAAGTGTTTAAGGAGTTTGTTCCAGCTAATGTGACTCCATCACTCACTCCTATCCTTCAAATGGCAGCCCAATGGGCAATTGAGGCAGGCGGTATTAATTTAATCGGCGGGGCGATGAATGGTGCTCAGGTGGGCGGTGACTCAGCCACGGGTATGGCGATTCTCCAGCAAGCGGCCACAATTGTGACCGATATGAAGGCTGAAAGCTGGGATGACTACATCACCCAGAAGCTGATTGATCGTATGTACCACTGGAATATTCAGTACAACCTGCGGCCTGAGTTCGCTAACTTCGATTTTGAGGTGGATGTTCGTAGTTCCACGGAACTTCGTAACAAGCAAATCCAAATTGCCAACCTTGAGAAGTTGTCGGTTGAAGCAGCACAGAACCCGGAGCTAGCTGACCACATTGACCAAAGCAGCATGACTCGTGCTCGCCTTACGATGATGCGTCTGCCTGAGATGGGGATCATTCGTACCCCTGAGCAAGTGGAGCAGATTCGTCAAGAGCGTGCTCAACAGCCTCAGCCTCCCGATCCGAACCAAGTTAAGCTGGAAATTGAGCGTAGTCGTGTTGAAATGGAACGAGAGCGTCTGGCATTCGAGCGAGAGAAGTTCCAGTTCGAGTCTACCAAACAACTCCAGCAACTTCGCTTGGAGGAGATGGTTAACCTTGAGCAGATTGAGGCTCGTAAGTTTGATGCTCAAAGCCGGGTGCTTCAAGTCCAGACTGAGCGTGAGATCGCTATGCTTCAGCTTGCGGCCCGTAGTGAAGCAGATCGAGCCAAGGTCATTGCCCAGCTTGAGAAACAGAACATGGCGGATGAAACCGAGCGGTTCCTTGCTGGTATCTCGGCCGCTGAAGGTGCTTCGGAACGAGCACTCATGCGCGAGGAAATGCAACTCAAGGCTAAAACAGGATCGGGTGTCTAATGGCAAAAGAGGTGGATGGTCATTACGTTGACCCTGATAGCGGAACCTTCCGGTGGATCAAAAAGCTACTGGAAGAACATGAGCAGCAAGTGGTAAACGCCGTCCTTCGGGACGGCGACCAGTCTTACACCGACAAGTTACGGGGACGGTGGACTGAGATTAACAATCTAAAGAAGGCACTTGAAAAAGCCTACTAACTCCCCGTAACCGTCCCCAGCCGCCCATTCGGGCCGCTAATCAAAGAGGATCACAAGAAACATGAGCGAACAGCTTGACAACCAAACTGAACAACAGTACAATCAGTCCCAATCACCGGACACTCCCGCAGCGGAGCTTTCCCGTGAAGAACTTCAGAATCAGCTTGCTGAAAAGTACGAGCAGGTTCTCCTTTCAAACAACCTTGAAGAGATTGCCAAGGTTGAAGAAGAGTTGCAGAAGTTCCTCGGTGGTGGTGGTGGGGTTGAAAGTAGCGTAAAGGTAGATGAGCCGGAGGTTCCTCCCGCGAACACCGAAGCGAACCAATCCACGACGGTTCCAGCGGAAGGCGGCACAAGCGCCAAGGAAGGCGCAACTTCCCAAAGTGAACCGAGTAACCCGAACGAGGACTGGCTCCACTCCCTTGACCCGTCTGTTCGTAAGATTGTCGAAGAGCGGCTCGAACAGGAGCGTAAAGCTCGCGAGTACCACGAGCAGCGGTATCGTTCTGAGATTGGTCGTCAGACCGCTTTCCAGAAGAAGTACGAAGAAGAGCGCAAACAGCGCGAACAACTTGAACAACGACTCCGCGATGGAGCGGTTAGCCAGCCGTCGAACCCGACCGCTACTCCAGCTAACACGCAGACCGCGAACGCTCGTAAGATTCAAGAGCTAACCGATAAGATCGCACGAGTCAAGGGGACTGACCCCGAGCTAGCCGATCTTCTCGAACTGACCCGAGATGCTCTTGTCGAAACCCAGCAGCAGTTGCTTGCTGCGGTTCCGCAGGTAGACCTCTCGACTGTGGAAGAACTGAAAGCCAAGATCGCCAAGCAAGAGTTCGAGATGGTGGTTAACTCCGAACGCAATCGCTTGGAGCAGATGGTCCCCGGTGCACTTCAAGTTCTTGACTACGTTGATCCCAAGACGGGTTGGAGTCCGTGGAATGAGTTCTTGAACTCTCTCCCGCCAACCCTTCAACAGGCAGCCAACGACGCTAACGCTGATACCTACGCTTATCTGATGCCGTTGTACGGCCAGTGGGCGGAACGGTACAACGCAGCCCACGGTTACGTCCAACAACAGCAGTCCTCCACCCAGCAGCCCAACACCCCCGAGGTTGATCCTCGTGCGGCTCAAGTCCAGCAGGCCCGGCAGGCGCGCTTGACTACGAGTGCTGCTGCCCCGGCTCGAAGTGCGCCACCCCCCGGCCACAAGCCGTCGCTCGAAGAGCGGATTAAGAATCCACCTCCTCCGGGCACCCCTGAGTTTGATTTGTTCCTCGAAGAGATGGATCGAGCCATTGCTCAGGGTAAGTTGAAACTCTAATCGAAATCCCATCTATCAAGGAGGATAGACACTAATGTCTTACAATCAAGGTTTTCTGGCCTACGATAGCGCCAGTATCACCCAGCGCGTTGCTATTTACGCTGTTCCGAACGCTCTTGTCAACGCTGAACCGTGGCTGGTGCTGGACAAGCTGCCCGGTATTACTCGTACCCCGCTGCCTGCCAACAAGTCGGACACGCTTGTGTGGAAGCGTATGCGTGAGATCGAGGTTGACACCAACAGTCTGGTTGAGGGTGTGACCCCGGCTGCTGAGAACTTCCAGCAGGAGACTGTGACCGATAAGGTCGATCAGTACGGTAAGATCATCCGCGTTACCGACAAGATGTACAACTTCCATTCGGACGTTGGCTTCAAGGAGATCGGTGCGGAACTCGGCAAGGCGATGGGTACTACGAAGGAACTCATCAACTGGCAGACCATTCGCGGTGGTTCGCAGGTCATCTATACCGGCTCCGCTACTTCGCGTAACACTGTCAACGACACCGTCCAGCTAGAGCACGTTCGTACTGCTACCAACGTGCTGCGTAACAACCACGGCAAGTACATGACCTCAATGATCCGCGCTGGTACGGGTCAGGCCACGGAGCCGGTGCAGGCTGGTTACATCGCCGTCACCCACTCCGACATGGACGCTGATCTGCGCGATCTGGACAAGTTCATCGAGAGCCAGCGTTACGGTTCGGGCACGCTCCTGAACGAGTACGAGATCGGTGCTTGCGAAGGCATCCGCTTCTGCCTCACTCCGCACCTTGAGCCGTTCTGGGGTTCGGGTAATCCGACCTTCACGGGTGTTCGCTCGCGTGACGGCGCTGCTGCCGACGTGTACCCGATTGTTGTGATGGCCGAGAACTTCTGGGGCACTACGGAGTTCAAGACCCGCAACTCGTTCAAGCTGGACGTGAATCCTCCGGGCTCCATCAAGAGCGAAACCGACCCGCTGGGTCAGCGTGGCTTTGCGTCGTACGTGTTCTGGTACTGCGCTACCCGCCTGAACGAGCGCTGGGGTGTCCGCATTGAGTCGGCGGCTACTGAATAATCCAACCGACCAATAACTAAGGAGGACATACAAAATGGCTATTTTCACTTCGGAACTGTTCAACAACGGCGGTCTCCCGTACCGCCCCGTTGAGCAAGGCTCTGTCAGTTCCATCACTGCTCGGGTGGTTATCCCGGCTGGCACCGCGCTGCTGAGCGGCGATGTCATCAAGTTCCTGCGTCTGGCTCCCGGTGTTCAGATTGTTCGTACGCTTCTGCGTAACGACGATCTCGACACCAACGCCTCCCCGACCCTTAGCTCCAC